TTTAGATTACGATGAAAACAATATATACTGGAAGGGTAAGACTTACTCTAAGAGCGATAGTAAGATAGCTATGGCTAGTCCAAAGAACTCTCCTTGGGAAAAGGAAGCTTACAGCAAATCAAAAACCAAATATAAAGATAACAAATATAATGTTTAAACCTAAGTAGTTATTATGAAAAAGAAATTTAAGGACACTAAGATAGCTGCGTTTTTAAAAAACAAAGCTCCTGGGATTTTAGATATGGTTGGTGATATATTACCTACCAACGGTGCTCTTGGTATTGTAAAGAATTTAATATCTAAAGATGAATCTATATCCGTTGAAGATAAAGAAGAAGCTTTGAGACTTATAGACCAAGACACGGTAGAAATGAAAGAGGTTAGTAAGCGTTGGGCTGCTGATATGAAATCTGATTCGTGGCTATCTAAAAATACTAGGCCAATGTCATTAATATTTTTAACCTTAATGACCGTAGCTTTAATATGGGTTGATAGTATTGAAGCCGCTAGTTTCTCTGTAGATACTGGTTGGGTTAATTTACTACAAACTTTAACTACAACAGTATACGTTGCTTACTTTGGTTCAAGAGGAGCAGAAAAATGGAAAACTTTAGGTAATAATAAATAGAGTATAATCAAATTTAATTTAATATAATGAATATAACTGAAAAAGAGTTAGAAGAAGTTAGGGAGCAACAAACTAAAATTGCAGAAATTAAGCAAGACTTAGGAACTTTAGAAATGCAGAAGCACGAAATACTTAATGTATTGGTAGGCGTAAACAAGGAAGTTAACGACACTAAAAAAATACTAGAAGAAAAGTACGGGCGAGTTAATATAAATCTTGATGACGGTAGTTATGCTGATATTGAGGAAAGTCCTAGCGAATAATGGCAAGTGTTATAAGGAAAATTAGCATTGGTGCTGATTACAAAAATGAAGCTATGCATTATGCTGTATCTCAGCAAGTGTACGGGGGGCATGAAATATCTGATATTCTCCTAGATGAGAAAGATAACTCTTATAACATTTACATAAAGAAGAACAACGAAGTATTGCCTTGGAAGAAGTTTAATTCTAACATGGCTATCTCTGTGGAGTACGATTTACAGTATTAATGAAAAGCGTACATGATTTTATTGTAAAGCCTATAAATGGCAGATACAATAACACGGTAAAAGTCGGAGATGTAGATCTTGTAGTAAATACAAAAATAGAGGAGTTCAAAAGTATAAGCAAGATTGCTGAGGTAGTAGCTTTGCCATTATCAATAAAAACAAATGTAAAGATAGGTGACAAGGTTGTTGTTCACCACAATGTCTTTAGAAGGTTTTATGATATAAGAGGCAATGAAAAAAACAGTAGAAGTTTTATAAAAGAGGATATGTACGCTTGCTCACCAGAGCAGATATACATGTACGGAGCTAATACAGCTCATTTAGACTACTGTTTTATAAAACCCTTAGCTAACCATGATATTTTTATTACAAGCAAAGAGAAGCCTCTTATGGGCTTATTGAAGTATGGTAATAAAGAACTAGAAAGTCTTGGGGTTTATGAAGGCGATTTAGTTTCTTTTAGACCAACATCTGAATTTGAATTTGTGGTAGATGGAGAATTATTATATTGTATGAAATTAATTAACGTTGTATCGAAGCATGAACGTAAAGGAAACGAAGAGGAGTATAATCCAGGCTGGGCAAAAAGCAGTTGAAGAATTGATAAAGGTAGCTAAAGAAGCTATCGTAGATTCTGATGATGACTTAACAGCAGATAAACTAAAGAATGCAGCAGCAACTAAAAAGCTGGCTATATTCGATGCCTTTGAGATTCTTAACAGAATCCAGGAAGAGGAAGACATGCTAGATGATAAACCCAAAGACGATACTAAAAAGAAAAGTGAGTTTAAGGGTTTTGCAGAAGGTAGAGCAAAGTTCGAATAATATGTACGAGCAAACATTATACAAGGTATTAGATAACTATATAAAGCCTGCTACTCTAAAAAAGAAAAACAAAGTCAAGTCCTGGAAGTATGGATATGACGAAGACCATGATATGGTCATTATAAGTAAAACTGGTAAAATAGGTGAGATATACGAAATACAAAATCTCAAAATAGCATTACCAGCTGAGTTTAAAACTCACAACTTTAAAGAAAAGAAATGGAGTAAGTTAGATTACCCTAAAGAGTTAAGTAGAATTAAAACAATATTTGACTGGAAGGAATACCCAGAAGAATTTAAAGAAGACTGGTACGATTATATTGAAACAGAATTTGAAAGACGAGATACTGGATTTTTCTTTTCCAATAAAAACAAGTCTACTTATATTACAGGGTCGCATTACATGTATTTACAATGGTCAAAGATTGATGTTGGAAATGCAGACTTCAGAGAATCAAACAGATTGTTTTATATCTTTTGGGAGGCATGCAAGGCTGATGCGAGGTGTTTTGGAATGTGTTATCTAAAGAACAGACGTAGTGGGTTTTCATTTATGTCATCAGGAGAAACAGTTAACCTCGCTACAATGTCAACTGATTCTAGATATGGGGTGTTGTCAAAGTCGGGGCCTGATGCAAAGAAAATGTTTACGGACAAGATAGTTCCTATATCTATTAACTATCCGTTTTTCTTTAAGCCCATACAGGATGGTATGGATAGGCCAAAGACAGAGTTAGCGTATAGAGTACCTGCTTCAAAGCTTACTAGAAGAAAGCTTGATATAAACGAGACTGTTGCAGATATAAAAGGATTAGACTCAACGATTGATTGGAAAAATACAGGAGACAACTCTTATGATGGGGAAAAACTAAAACTGCTAGTACATGATGAGTCTGGCAAATGGGAAAAGCCTAATAACATATTAAATAATTGGAGAGTAACAAAGACTTGCCTAAGACTTGGTAGCAGGATTATTGGCAAGTGTATGATGGGATCAACAAGCAATGCCTTGGATAAAGGTGGTAGCAATTTTAAAAAATTATATTATGCCTCAGACGTTGAAAAAAGAAACAGTAACGGACAAACTGCTTCTGGATTATATTCTTTGTTCATACCTATGGAATGGAATTACGAAGGATACATTGATTCTTACGGAATGCCTGTCTTCGATAAGCCAGAAAAGCCAGTTAGCGACCCGTATGGAACACCTATTAAACAGGGGGTAATAAGTTACTGGGAGAACGAAGTTAACGGATTAAAGCAAGACCAAGATGGCCTAAATGAATTTTACAGACAGTTTCCTAGAACAGAACAGCATGCGTTTAGAGATGAAGCAAAAGAATCCTTATTTAACTTAACAAAAATATATCAGCAAATAGACCATAATGAATCTATGGCTTCTAGTACGTTAGTTACAAAAGGTAACTTTCAATGGGAGAATGGTATTGTAGATACAAGGGTAATATTCATGCCAAATAAAAACGGTAGGTTTTATGTGAGTTGGATACCTCCAATTAGCTTACAGAATAGAGTAATAACAAAGCATAGTATTAAACACCCTGGTAATGAGCACCTAGGCGCATTTGGTTGTGATAGTTACGACATATCTGGAACAGTAGATAATAGAGGTTCTAATGGTTCATTACATGGCTTAACTAAGTTTAGTATGGAGGACGCTCCTTCAAATCATTTTTTTTTAGAATACATAGCTAGGCCACAAACCGCTGAGATATTCTTTGAAGATGTACTTATGGCTTGCGTATTTTATGGTATGCCAATACTAGCGGAAAATAACAAACCTAGACTTTTATATCACTTTAAAAGAAGGGGTTATAGAGGTTACTCTATGAACAGACCAGATAAGTTATCAAATAAGTTATCTATAACAGAAAAAGAGATTGGAGGTATACCTAACTCAAGTGAAGATATAAAACAAGCACATGCCGCTGCAATTGAAACATATATAGAGGAATTAGTTGGAATACTAGGTGATGATGAAATGGGGGACATGTACTTCCAGAGAACATTAGAGGATTGGGCTAGGTTTAATATTAATAATAGAACTAAGCACGATGCTTCTATAAGTTCAGGATTAGCTATAATGGCTTGTAACAGAAACAGATACGCACCAATAAATAAAGTGGTACGAAAAAATATAAATCTAGGATTTAAGAAATACGATAATACTGGAGAATTTTCAAAAATAATAAATAAATGAATATAGGCGCAAACCCAAATAGTGTATTTCCTAGCCAAGTAGTTAGTGACGCTGAAAAATCAAGTTTTGAATATGGCGTACAAGTTGGTAGGGCTGTGGAATCGGAATGGTTTAGACAAGGCGGTATAGGAAACAGATTCTCTCAGAATTATAATCATTTTCACACATTAAGACTTTATGCAAGAGGAGAGCAGCCAGTACAGAAATATAAAGATGAACTAGCAATTAATGGTGACCTATCTTATTTAAACTTAGACTGGCAGCCTGTTCCAGTTATATCTAAATTTGTAGATATAGTTGTAAACGGTATCACTGAAAAAGAATTTGAAATAAAAGCATATGCTCAAGACCCTGACTCTATAAGAAAAAGAACTGAATATGCTGAGAGCATTATGCAGGACATGATAGCCAAGGAGGAGATTGAGGCACTTAACGCTGCAATTGGAGTAAACACATTCAACACTAAAAACCCAGAGAATTTACCACAGTCACAGGAGGAGCTTTCTTTGCATATGCAACTTGATTACAAGCAAGCTATTGAGGTAGCTGAGGAAGAAGTTATAAATCAAGTATTAGCCAAGAATAAGTTTGGTGAGGTAAAGAAGAGATTTAATTATGATTTAGCTGTACTGGGAATTGGTGCTGCTAAGACCACATGGAATAAAGCTGAAGGCGTAGTTCTTGAGTACTGCGATCCAGCTAGAATGGTTTACTCTTATACTGATGACCCTAATTTTGAGGATGTATATTATGTTGGTGAGGTTAGAGCACTTACGATACCAGAATTAAAAAAGCAGTTTCCTGATATATCAAATGAAGAGCTAGAAAGAATTGAAAAAATGCCAGGTAACAGAGAGTATGTTACTGGCTGGAATGCTTATGATAAAAATACTGTTCAGGTTTTGTTTTTTGAATACAAAACTTATAACAACCAAGTATTTAAAATTAAGCAAGGCCCTAACGGTTTAGAAAAAGCAATACAAAAGACGGATGAATTTAATCCTCCTGAGAGCGATACATTTAAAAAGGTATCAAGAACCATTGAGGTGTTATACAGTGGAGCTAAGATACTAGGTAACAACCAAATGCTTAGCTGGGGTCTTTCTAAAAACATGACCAGGCCATTTGCGGATACCACTAAGGTAGAAATGAACTACGTTATGTGTGCGCCTAGAATGTATCAAGGAAGGATAGAATCTATCGTAAGCAAGATAACTGGATTTGCTGATATGATTCAGCTTACACATTTAAAGCTGCAACAGGTGATGTCTAGAATGGTTCCTGACGGAGTATTCTTAGATGTTGATGGATTGGCAGAAGTCGATTTAGGTAATGGAACAAATTATAATCCAGCGGAAGCACTTAATATGTACTTCCAGACTGGTAGTGTTTTAGGTAGGTCACTTACGCAAGATGGTGATATGAATAGAGCAAAGGTTCCTATTCAAGAATTACAAACATCAAGTGGAGGTGCTAAGATACAATCCCTAATACAGACCTATCAGTATTATCTGCAAATGATAAGAGACGTTACTGGACTTAACGAGGCTAGAGATGGTTCTGCTCCAGCTAAAGATGCTTTGGTAGGATTGCAGAAGATGGCTGCTAATCAATCAAATGTAGCAACAAGACACATACTACAGGCTAGTTGTTATATATCACTTAGAATATGTGAAAACGTATCTATGAGAATAGCAGATTCATTAGAGTTTGCTTTAACCGCAAATTCATTAGAGAATAGTTTAACTAAATTTAATGTTGCAACCTTAGCTGAAATAAGTCAATTAAACTTGCATGACTTTGGTATCTTCTTAGAATTAGAGCCAGACGATGAAATAAAGGCTCAATTAGAGCAAAACATACAGGTTGCGTTGCAATCAGGTGGTATAGACTTAGAGGACGCTATAGATATAAGACAGGTAAAAAATCTTCAGTTAGCAAATGAAATGCTAAAGGATAGAAGAAAGAAAAAGCAGGCAGCAGCACAACAAGCACAGCAGGCTAATATACAAGCGCAAGCGCAGGCTAATGCAGAGTTAGCTGAAAAGGCAGCGATGTCTGAAGTACAGAAACAGCAAGCGTTAACGGCTGAGAAGGTGAGTATAGAGCAGGCTAAGTCTCAGTTTGAGATACAGAGAATGCAGGCAGAGGCTCAAATAAAAAGAGAGTTGATGACTACCGAGTTTAACTTCAACATGAAACTAGCTCAGGTTAGAGTAGATTCCGAAAGCTTAAAAGAAAAAGAAATAGAGGACAGAAAAGATAAAAGGGTTAAAATAACAGGAACTCAACAATCTGAAATGATTGACCAAAGAAAAAACAATTTATTACCTAAAAACTTTGAATCTACAGGTAATGATGTATTAAGTGGGGGGTTTGGTTTAGGCCAGTTTGACCCAAGCTAATTTTTAATTTATATTATAT